TTACTTACACCATATCTTCTGCTGACACATGGGAACAAAAGACTATTACTATTACAGGTGACACAACAGGAACTTGGCTTACAACTAATGGTGTTGGAATTAGCTTAAGGTTAGCTATAGCGGCTGGCAGTTCTTTTGAAGCAACAGCAGGTGCTTGGGATTCTGGTAACTACTTTTCTGTATCTGGTGCAACAAATGTTGTTGGCACAGCATCTTCTACCTTTTACATCACAGGCGTTCAACTAGAAGCAAACACAACAGCAACACCATTTGAGAACCTACAATATGGACAACAGTTAGCTTTGTGTCAGAGGTATTATACTAAATTGACAGCTACTAATGCTTACTCTACTTTTGGATTTGGAACTGCTGCTACTAATGCAAGAATGACAACACAATATCATTTTCCAACAACAATGAGGGCAGCACCTTCTACATCTTATAGTGGAACATTATCTGTTTTGTATGGAACAGGTAGAACAAACATTACGTCCTCTCCTGATTCACAATTAAATCCTAATGGTGGATATGTTAATTATGATGTATCTGGAACTCCATTTACTGCAATTACTTATTCTGGATTAATTGGTGCAAACAATGATGTAAACTGTTCTGTAGAATTTAACTCGGAGCTATAAAAATGAGATATAAAAAAACAATAAATGGAATAACTGAATTAGAGTCTAGTTTGTGTATAAAAAAAATAGATAGTAATGGTAAAGAATGGATAGTTCCTAAAAACCCAGAAAACACCGACTACCAAGAATTTTTAGCGTGGAAAGCTGAAGGTAATACACCAGAAGAAGCTGATGAAACCTAGTCCAGAACAAACTAAACAGGCTATCAAAGAAGGACTAACTGAATGGTTAGAAGATAAATTTTCTGAGTTTGGTAAACTAAGTTTAAAAGCTATACTAGCATTACTAGTTGCTGCATTAGTTTATTTTTGGGCAGCTAGTCAAGGTTGGAAGATTTGATTAGTTTGCTTACACATTTAGTACCAATAGCTTTAGGATTTTTTGCTAAGCTAATGGCTATTAAATCACAACAAGCACATGAGCAACATCAACTTATGCTGGAAGCATTAGCAGCTAAGTCTGTAGAGATAGATAAAGCGAGAGAGCAGTCTAATAAAGAATCACCAATGGCTGCTTGGAATCGAAGAATACTAATGTTTTTTATACTAGCATTAGTTGCAGTATATCCAATAGCAGGTTTATTTGATATACAAACTGTAATACCAATAGACATTCCTAAATCAAGTTTTTTGTTTTTTGAATGGGGTGGTGGTACAGAATTTAAAACAGTAGACGGACTATATAAGTTTGATGAAATATTCAAATGGGCAACAATGATAGTTGAGTTCTACTTTGGTGGACAATTAGCAAAGGGGAAATAAGTATGATGGATAAAAAGAAAAAGAAAAAAGTAATGAAAAAGAAAGTACCAAAAAAGGGTTATTAAAATGGCTGAAGATAAAAAATTTAAGCCTCATATGATGTATGATAAAAAAACTGGTAAAGGACAAATGGCATTTACTAAGAAAAAACATTTGGCTTTAAAAGCAAAAGGTCATACACATACTAAACCAAAAGCTAAGAAGAAGAAGTAATGGCTAAGACACCAGCATGGACAAGGAAAGAAGGTAAGAATCCTAAAGGTGGATTAAATGCTAAGGGTAGAGCTAGTGCAAAAGCACAAGGCTCTAACCTAAAACCACCAGTTAAATCTGGCACAAATCCTAGACGTGTTTCATTTGCTGCTAGATTTGCAGGAATGAAAGGACCTATGAAAGATGATAAAGGTAAGCCAACACGTAAAGCATTAGCACTTAAAGCTTGGGGATTTGGTTCTGTAGAAGCAGCAAGAAACTTTGCTAACAGACATAAAAAATCTAATAAAAAGAAAAAAGCATAATGGCTACACCTAAAAAGAAAAGTACTGTAAACAAAGCAGGTAACTATACTAAACCTACAATGAGAAAAGCTTTATTCAATAGAATTAAAGCTGGAGGTAAAGGTGGTAAACCTGGACAATGGTCAGCTCGTAAAGCACAAATGTTAGCTAAGCAATATAAAGCCAAAGGTGGTGGTTACCGTGGCTAAGGCTAAATCGCAAAAGAGTTTATCTAAATGGACAAAACAAAAATGGAGAACATCTGATGGTAAGAAGAGTAATGGTAAAAAGAGATACCTTCCTGATGCGGCTTGGAAAGCTCTTACACCAGCTGAAAAGAGAGCTACTAATTCTGCCAAAGCGAAGGGTAATCGCAAAGGTAAGCAGCATGTGGCACAACCTAAAAAGGTAGCAAAAAAGACATCAAGGTATAGATAACATGACTCAGATTGACCAAATCAGAGAGGCTGCAGAAGCAGACCTACTTACATTTATTAAATTAGTAGCACCACACTTATTACTTGGAGCAGTACATGAAGAGTTAATAAGTTGGTGGGGTAGAACAGATAGAAAAGATAATCAGTTAGTATTACTTCCTCGTGGACATATGAAGAGTAAACTAGCTGCATATAGAACAGCATGGTATGTAACTAATCATCCTGAGACTACTGTATTGTATGTATCAGCTACAGCAGACTTAGCAGAAAAACAGTTATATGCTATCAAACAGATAATTGATTCCCCTATATATCGTAGGTACTGGAGTAACATGATACATCCAGAGGAAGGAAAACGAGAGAAGTGGGCAGTAGCTGAAATAGCTGTTGACCACCCACAAAGAAAGTTGGAGGGAATACGAGATGCAACAGTTAAAGCAGTTGGGCTTACAAGTAATACTACTGGTTTCCATGCCGATATTGTTGTTCTTGACGATATTGTTGTACCTGGTAATGCTTATTCAGAAGATGGTAGAGAGAAAGTAGCAAATGCTTATTCACAATTAGCATCTATTGAGAATCCAGGCGCAGAAGAATGGGTAGTAGGAACTAGATATCATCCTAAAGATATATATGATACTATGATTAATATGAAAGAAACTCACTATGATAATGAAGGTGATGTAGAATCTGAAATAGAAGTGTATGAGTTATTTCAAAGAGTAGTAGAAACAGATGGTGAATTCTTATGGGCTAAGAGAGCACGTAAAGATGGTAAATCATTTGGATTTGATGCTAAAGAGTTAGCAAGAATTAAAGCAAAGTATATTGACACTACACAGTTTTATGCTCAATATTACAATGACCCTAATACTACAGAAAGTGCTAGGATAAACTCAGATAACTTTCAGTATTTTGATAAAGCTGCTTTGAATGTTAAAGATGGTGATTGGTATATACGAGATAGAAAACTAAATATATATGCTGCAATTGACTTTGCGTTTAGTTTACGAAGACAAGCAGATTATACTGCATTAGTAGTTGTTGGTGTAGACCATCAAGCTAATTATTATGTATTAGATATAGACAGATTTAAAACAGAGAAGATTGTAGACTACTATCAACATATATTAAAGTCTTGGGAAAAGTGGGGATTTAGAAAGATAAGAGCTGAGGTTACAGTAGCACAACAAACCATCGTTAAAGAGCTCAAGGACAGTTATCTTAAACCAAATGGTATTCCACTATCAGTTGATGAATTTAGACCTACTAGAAGCTTAGGAGACAAAGCACAGAGAGTAGGAGCAGTACTAGAACCAAAGTATGATAATTTACAAGTTTGGCATTATAAAGGTGGTAACTGTCAAACATTAGAAGAAGAGTTAGTGATGGTGCACCCACCACATGATGATATTAAAGATGCACTATCTAATGCTATGGCAATATCATTAGCACCTAAACTTAGAATGACACAAGGTTTAGGATTTAACAAACCTTTACCAACTCATAGTAGATTTGGTGGTATAACACATTAAGGAATAAATTATGGCAGGTGAAGTAGCTGAAATAGAACAGGCGATTGGACAAGAAAATCTAGCAAGAGTAATGGCTGGACTTTATAACCAATGGTGGATTCAAAGAAGAGAAAAAGAAACAGAGTGGAGAGAGTTAAGAAACTATCTCTTTGCTACTGATACTACTACTACAACTAATAGTACTCTCCCCTGGAAGAATAAAACTACCTTACCTAAACTTACACAGATTAGGGATAATCTACATGCAAACTATATGGATGCATTGTTTCCTAATGACAATTGGATGAAGTGGGAAGGAGCTTCTAGAGAAGATTCTACTATTAAAAAAAGACAAGCTATTGAAGCTTATTTAAAAACTAAACTAAAGGAATCTAAGTTTAGAGAAGAAGTAAGTTTATTAGTCTATGATTACATTGACTATGGTAATGCTTTTGGTGAAGTAAGATATGTTAATGAGCAACATATAGATGAGGAAACAGGACAAGTATTAACAACATATAATGGTCCTAAACTAAAACGTATATCACCATTTGATATTGTATTTAATCCTGTAGCAAGTTCTTTTGCTAAGTCACCTAAGTTTACTAGATATATTAAATCTGTAGGTGAACTAAAAGTAGATGTAGAAGAAAGACCAGATTTACAATATAAAAAATCAGCATTTAATAAAGCATTAGATATTAGAAACTCTATATCTATGTTTAGACAAGAAGATGTAAATAAAGCTGATGCATATATAGCTGATGGTTTTGGTACACTACAAGAATATTATCAGTCTGGTATGGTAGAAGTATTAGAGTTTGAAGGAGACTTCTATGATAAAGATGAAGAAAAGTTATACAAGAATAGAATCATTACTATTATTGATAGAAACTATATAATACGTAATATAGAAAATCCTAGTTATATAGGTAAAGATAGTAAAGCTCATGTATCATGGAGAAAAAGACCAGACAACTTATATGGTATGGGACCACTAGATAATTTAGTAGGTATGCAATATAGACTAGACCATTTAGAAAATGCTAAAGCAGATGCTATGGATTTAACTATACATCCACCTATGGTAATTAAGGGTGAAGTAGACCCATTTGAATGGGGACCTGAAACAACTATCCATTTACAAGAAGATGGTAATATTACTATGTTACCACCTAACCCTGCTGCATTTCAAGTAAACAATGAACTACAAGCTTTAATGAATACAATGGAGCAAATGGCAGGTGCTCCTAGAGAAGCTATGGGTATTAGAACACCAGGAGAAAAGACTGCTTTTGAAGTACAGTCTTTACAAAATGCTGCTGGTAGAATATTCCAAAATAAAGTTAATCAATTTGAAGTAGAGTTTTTAGAACCTTTACTAAATACAATGTTAGAATCAGCTAAACGTAATCTAGATTTACCTGAACTAGCTAAAGTATATGATGATGATTTTGGTGTACAAGATTTCTTATCTATTACTAAAGAAGATTTAACTGCTAGAGGCATGATTAGACCTATAGGTGCTAGACATTATGCTGCTAGAGCACAACTATTACAAAACATGTTAGGTGTATTTAACAGTCCTATAGGACAAATGATTAGTCCTCATGTATCACCTAAACTTGTAGCTAAGATGGTAGAAGAGTATATGGGCTTTGACCAGTATGGATTTATGCAAGATAATGCAGCTATTTTTGAAATGGCAGAACAAGAAAAACTTAAAATGCAAATCCAACAACAAATGCAACAACAAGCTCAAGAACCAACTATGGAAGAGAATATGGTTAACCAACAAGTTAATCAAATGGAACAACAAGTAGGTATGTCTGACATATCTGATTTAATTGAAGCAGAAGAAAATTCAGACTTACCTCCAGATGTTGTATAAACGAAAGTCCTTGACTTTTACTTAAATATATGGTATAATTATAGTATGGATTTAAAAAGTGAAAAGGCTAAAGCCTTAACTAAGAAACAAGTTTTTGAAGAGTTGAGAAGTTATTTAAATGAGCAAGTAGATATTTCAAATAGAAAGTGTATGGATGAAGAGAACTTTAAACTTCCTGCTTTTAATGAGTATCAAGCTTATCAAAGAGGTATACAGAAAGCTTTAACAAAACTATATAATTTATTACCTTGACCAAAGGAGATGTAACATGAATGATGAAGTAAAAACAGAA